TACACAGTAGGTCGTATGTATATCAATGATGTTTATTTCTGCTATACCCTTGAAGATAAGGTTAGAGAAGGAGCAAAAGTAGATGGACAAACAGCTATTCCTAATGGCACTTACTCTGTCATTATTGATGTTTCTACTCGTTTTGGTAAGCAACTTCCCCATATACTAGATGTGCCTAATTTCACAGGTGTCAGAATACACGCTGGTAATACTTCTAAAGACACAGAAGGATGTATCTTGCTAGGTCATACATACGCAGGTAAAGACTTCGTAGGTAACTCTAAATTAGCGTTTGATGTATTCTTTAACAAACTTAAAGAAGATAAAACAGCAATAATAACAATATCGTAAGGAATGAATATGAAAGTAATTAGAGGTCTTGTTGTAGATGACAATGGAAATCCATTACCAAATATACCACAATTAAACAAACAAGACATTAAAGATATGGCTCAATATGCTGCATCTGGTGCATCTATGGCATATCCTCCAATAGGTATTCCTTTAGGTGCTTATGAAGCATATCAAGGTTATGCTAATCAAAATCCTATTCAAGGTTTGTTAGGTGGATTAACTGCTGGAGCAGGGGTATTGGGTACTGCTATTAAAGCTCCAAATATGGCATTAAAATATGCAGAAGGTCGGCGTTCATTATCTCCAGTAAATGTAAATATTGAAGCAACATCTCCTAACATATTACAAAAAGCCAATGAAACAACAAGTGGTCGTGCTTTATCTGATTTAAGATATGAAACTGCTAGAAAAGGTGCTATGGCAAAAGATATGCCATATGCAAATATTGCACCATCAAAAGTGCAAGGTGTATGGGTTGACCCAGCAAGTAATGTAGAAGAATTTAATAGAGTATATAGTCAAAATTTAGGTAAAATTAATCAGCCAAATATTGAAAATTATGCACCTTTAAAACAATATGCTGAATCTATGGGTGGTGATTTAGGTCAATGGGGTGTAGGTGCTACTAGATTTACAAAAATACCTTTTAATTTAAATAAAAATTCTGCTAATAGTTTGTTATTTGAAAATGTATCAGATAAACAAATTATGGAAGCAGGTAAATTATTAAATCCAAAGGGAGGTGTAGTATCTGCAACTCCAAATGGTGGTATGGTAATTTTTGATACAAGTGGAACAATGAACGCCAAACAACTTGCTAATGAAATAAAAGGCATAGCCAAGAGTCCTAAATTTGGACTCCTAGACTCTGCCTATTATGATACAAGTTCATTCACTCAAGGTAATTATATGAACCCTGTTGATACTTTTATTAAAGGTTTAGGGTATTAATTTTTTAATAATTGTATCTAATTGTGAGTGCACTAAAAACTGTGTATGACGTTTAAGATGACTGCGTTCTACATCTTTATTATCAACTTTATCTTTTTTATTATCTAAAATAGATTTCACAGCTTTAGTTAAATAGTGATTGAAAATATTGATATTACACCTCACTTTCTTCTGTTATATCATGGTCATATTTCCAAGCATCAACTAAATGTTCTGCAATTTCATAAAAGTTTGTTTGCCTTATAAATGCTCTAGCATAGTCTTTAGCTAAACCATCTGGAACATCAATAAATATTACTTCTTCTATATAGTCTTCTAATTCTTTAGATAAGTCATATGGATTTTTAGAATAATCAGATATATCAAAATAATCAAATATTTCTAAATTAATTCTCCAAGTTTCATAATTAGACCATCCATTATATTTGTTATCTGTAGTCATTATGCAGCCTCCTTTACAGACTCTTTAGGTTCATCAAATAAGAATTTTGGTTTAGTAATAATTGCATCATTAACATTTTTTAATGGGCAAATAATACCAACACAATCAGACTCAACATCTACTAAAGCTGCTTTGTCACCATTTTGGCTTAAATATGCTTTTTTACCTTTAAAGCCAGCGATATATTCAGCAGCCTTATTGAAGTCATTAAGATATGTAAAGTCATAATTACCAGCCTCATTAGATACTGACTCTGGAAATACTCTTCTAAAGTCAGGGTACGTTGCCTGAATTGGTAATGTTTCTAATTTGACTGCATCACTAATAACATCAATTTTCTTAACTACTTTATCTTCAACTGTTAAAGTTATTAAACCCACATCAACTCGTGGTTTAACTTTTAATAAAGATTCAATAGTTTCAATCGGAATGATAGCTCCAATAGTATCTCTACCATGTTGCGTTTCACGATTATAGATAGCTGCACTTAATAGTCTATGACCATCAGTTGCAACAAAAATAGTGTTATATTTATTAAATTCAACATAAACACCATTAAGATAATGCCTTATATCTTTTTTACCTACAAAAAGTTTTAAAGCCTTTAAATGACCAAAAGTTACTACTACTTCATACTTAAATGTTTCCATGTTACTCTCCTTTAGCAAAATTTCTTGTTCGCCTGCAAGTGGATTGATAAATCGGCGATATGCTCATATTATAGATGTAAAATAATATGTCAAGCATTTTTTAAATATTTTTTTAATTATTTTATAACTTATTGATTTTATAGAAAAAACCATGTTAAATTATTTTATCTGTGATGTGCTTTGTGCATTAGACCATTTAAAGTATGTTATCTGTATCTTATTGATTTTTCTAGTGTATAATAAAGTATCTCAACGCTAGGAGAGTTAATTGAAGATACTACTTATAGATATAGAAGTTGCACCAAATACAGCTCATGTCTGGGGAATCTTTGACCAAAACATCTCCATCAATCAATTACTAGAATCATCTTATACTTTATGCTATGCAGCCAAGTGGTATGGTGAATCTAAAATCATGTTTGACTCTATTCAAAAATCTGGTAAACAAAAAATGTTAGACTCTGTGCATAAACTTCTTGATGAAGCTGATGCCATAGTCCACTATAACGGTTCTAGGTTTGACATCCCCATACTACATAAAGTGTTCTTGCTCTCTGGTATGCCGCCTCCAGCACCCTCTAAACAGATAGATTTACTTCAAGTAGCTCGTAGACAGTTTAGGTTTGTATCTAACAAGCTAGACTATGTATCACAGGCTTTAGGACTAGGTGCTAAAACAGAACATGAGGGTCATGCACTATGGTTAAAATGTATGAATGATGACCGTAAAGCATGGAAGACAATGGAAGAATATAATAAGAATGATGTTATATTACTTGAGAAAGTCTATGACAAGTTTAAAGGTTGGATTAAACAACATCCAAATCATAATGCGTATTCTACAAATTTATGTTGTCCTAATTGTGCATCACGCAAATTAAATTCAAGAGGCACACAAAGAAGTAGGACTGCTATTTACCAAAGATTCCAATGTCAAGATTGTGGTTCGTGGGCAAGGTCTGTTAAGTCAGAGAAGATTGCCAAAGACTCTGTAGTAACCATTTAAGGATTATATGTCACTAACGCCTCAACAAATAGTTAATCACATGGTCGGTAAAACAATCTTATCATGTGAGTTAGATTACGAAGATAACCTTATCATCCTAGAAATAGATGATGGAAGCTATATAGAGATAGCTGGGGAAGACTTATCTATCTATGCAGAAATACCACAGTTAGACGATTAACTATTTATTAATCGCCTTTAATAATGCTTTTGCTGCTAACCTAATACCTTTTCCTTCATCCCAATCTGGTGCACCATCTCCAGCATACATATCTGCATCTTCAAGCAAATCAACATAACCTTCATCATTTAAATTTTCATAAATCCAATAATGTTGTTTTGTAGACTTGACTACTTCAGGAGTTGGTAGTTCTCTCCATTCATGGTCATTGAAGAAGGTTTGAGGGATTCGTATTAATCTCATAACACTCTCCTTTTGTTACTGTAATACTATTTTACTTTATAATTGTAAATGAATAATTGCTAAATTGTAACAAATTGTAACAAATTGTTAATAAGATGTAATTAATTGAAAATCATGTAAGGCAGTATTTTGTATTTCGTACAAATCTGCTTTTGTTTGAAAGGTAGTATTATCACTTCTTGTTCTGACAGTATCTTTTAAATAAAAATTAGCCTTTTGTAAAAACTCTTTTTTATCTATCCAACCACATATAGTAAGTATCATATTGGTACGGTTTAAACTACAAAATATATACCTATCTACCTTATACTTGTCTTGCATACCTATTAAGTTATTAACAAAATAAGGTTTAGGTTCACAGTTTCTACCCATAGTTTTTACATCATAAGTTTTATCTTTATAAGTAAAGTCTATGCCACCATCAAACCCATTAGTATCTTCTACCAATGGCAATCCAAGCAAATCTTGAACAACTGATTGCCCTACAATACCACGCAATTGTTCAGACGCACTACCATCTGCTATACCTCTTTGACCAAAATTTTTATGTTTTAGTAAATTCCTACAATGACTAACAATGTCATCTTTAATAGGAACACTATACACAAATAATCATATCCTTACCTGTGGTGCATACTGTTACAGTGCCATCAGGTGCAAAGATAGTAGTTGTATCAGCCAAAGCATTTTGTGTTCCCCATATAGCTAATGCAGCCATTACAACAATAAATAACCAATAGATTTTATTCATCATCAACTCTCCCTAACATAGCTTCTAGTTCTGGAGGATTAGTAACTAACTCTTCTCTAGTAGCTTCTAATAATTTGTTCTTATACCAATCAGACTTTTCCAAGTCTTGCTCTGGATGGTCTTTAAATGGATAACGCAAGTCATACTTCAACTTACATCCTTTAAGATACCCAATGTACTCTTCTTTAGTTAAACGACTTTTAATAACATCAATTGCTTCAATGCCACCTACCAAGTAATGTGGAGGTCTATTCACCATATCTACCATATCTATCCCCTTATAAAGACTAAATCAATAAATTGATACAATCCGTAAACGAACCATATCATTGAGAATACTACCATAAAATACACAATGTAATCAATTACTTTTAATATCCAGTCCATTTACCATACTCCCTTCCTACAGTTACAGAAACATATCTCCTATTCTTAAAGCGTTTATCTAGTTCGTTATTGTAAGTCCATTTAGGTAAAGTAAAATACCCCTGACCTTCTAAATACTTTAATCTTACTCTATTGGTAACACAGTCTTGAATAATATTCTTAATGCTGCAATCTGGATGCTCTTGAATATACTTAATAATAAAGTTTGCTTGTCTTTGGTCATCTAATTTTGTATACATTACACTAACCTCCCACTATATTGATAAGTCCCTGTATGGACTAACTGTGCCCATGCTGCACCCCATACTTTAATGCCATTGTCCCTAGCTAGTTTACAGAAATGATAATCCTCTGACAATAGTTTCTTATCTTCATCAATGCTAGT